GCCACTGCCCCTGCCCCTGCCCTTGCTAGATTGTCTCCACAATGTTCTGACGTCGTAGTTCCCTGCTGCGGATGGGGAATTGTCGAACTCACGAGCAATATTTTGCTCGTCTGTATCCACTTTCTTTTCTTTGCCTTTATTATTTACTTTGACGGAATTGTTATTGCCAGCCACGTCGTAGTTGCGTCTATTGCCAGCCACGTCGTAGTTGCGTCTATTGCCAGCCACGTCGTAGTTGCGTCTATTGCCAGTGTTATTGCCACCTATAATAGTGTTTAGTTTATTCTTAAATAATGCATCCTCCAACGGGTTTCGTTTTATGTGTTTGAAGTCTCCGGGATCATACCCTTTCTTTTTTAACCGTTCTATATTTCTATAAATATTCTCTTGCACATCATTACGAGGCACGAATCGAATTTCATCCGGTTTCGGTGGCCTCCATCCTCGCGGTTTCAACTGCATCGGCCCCTCGGCAAACCCCGCGGCCGGGGACCCCTGGTTATATATTATGTCATTTTTCGCCTTCTGCACACTCCGTCCCCTCCCGCTGCCCCCTCTTGGCATCCCCTCCCTAAACCCTTCAATAATAGTCCTTTGTTGAAATTCACCACTTGATAGCGTTAAATACCATTTATCATCAACATCCCCTTGTGTCATCCAGTCGCCAGCATCATATGTCATATTATCCAATATATTTGCGTTTATAACCGTTATATACGCTATTTGCCGCCAAAATATTATTTCTTCACTTGATCTATCGTCACATTTTAAACAACTGTTTTTACAAATTTTGTTGCTTAAATTTGGTATTGCAGTTCCTAAATTATTTATTAAAACGGCGATTTGATCATTATTTTTTACACTTAATATAGATTTTGTCTTTTTTGATTTTGATACAACAACATCATTGTTACATTTATTATCTATTTCCATGTTACATATATCTCTGTTCAACTTCCAGTGAGGACTACTGTTGATTGGAAATTCATTGCTACATTTTTCGTTAATATTTTCTTTCCATTTGCTTGAGCATACTTCTGTATTATCGTTTGATTGGGCGCCAGAATCAATACTATTTTCTACTATATCGCTGACATTTTCTACTATATCGCTGACATTTTCTATAGCATATTTTCCCTCATTTGCCGTTTTGTTTCCTATTGCCGTTATGTTTCCTATTGCCGGAGTTATTGTTCTGTTTTTTTCTGGTTCTTGTTTTGGACGGCGTATTGGACGGCGTATTGGAACTCTAATACCTTCTTGCAATGTTTGGGTAAATTTATATTTATTAAAAACACAATATGACAGTATAATAATTATTAAAAACAATAATATTTTCTTTGTAAAAGAATCACTTTTTAGATGATTTTGAATGTTTGACAATATTGTCATTATAGTATATATATATATATTATAATAATAAATATTAATTGTCGCAATTGTTTTCTCATATGAGGCTACATGTCCTGTCGTAGGCGACACAAGGGTCGTGGACGCAATTCAATCCTTCAATAAATGCTAGCATATATGTGATGAGAATTGTGCGTGCGCGATTGGAGCGGGCGGCCCAGTAATTTCTGAAGACCTGTGATTGGATTGGGTGCTGGGACCCACTGGTGACGATTAAAGAAAAAGTCGTCAAGACGAGACGAGGTCATCTGCTGGTTTTTGCTACCACCGACGTAAGTTGCGTTTGGCGACGATGAAACTGGTCGTGGGGATGATGGGCTTGCTAAATCGTATTTTGTTGTTTGAGGCCAGTCAGGCAGTAAATCGTAATCCCCGCCGGCGGGAGCGGTGTTTTTCCGTGGAGGGGGTAAAGGAGCTACATCTTGATTGATTGTGCGCGTGGTTCGTACATGGGGGGAGTTGAAATCGTATTTTGTTTGAGGCCAGTCAGGCAGTAAATCGTAATCCCCGCCGGCGGGAGCGGTGTTTTTCCGTGGAGGTAAAGGAGGAGCTACGTCTCGATTGATTGTGTGCGTGGTTCGTACATGGGGGGAGTTGAACTCGTTATATAAATGGATTTTGCGGCGCATCGAATCAGACTGTGGTAGTGCATTGTGTTTAACTTGCCAACTGAGTTCCGACTTCTTTTGGTTCACTCGCTGCCTCGCCGTCCTCCCCTCTCTCAATAACGTAACTTTATTATACACTAAATATAATAATATAATGATTGATGCAAACAAAATGAACGATAACATCGGTTTTGAATTTCTGTCTTTCAAAATATTGCTAATTATGTTCATTATATTATAATAATAGATATTATATTTGGTTTGCGTAAACTTATGCATATTAAAAATACATTGTTGGATTGGAAGAGGTATCGCTTATAGGGGGCATTTCTTTTCTTTTAATTACTAGTCCTTGTCCTTGTGGAGGTTTCAAAAAATACATTGGATCATTATTGGGAAAATTTCTTAATGGGGGGGGAGGTTTACTTATTATATTGTTACGGTTAATGAAACCGTAAGTGTCAACTGTCGTACCACCCAATCGTGTCGTACTTAAACCCGACATTTGATTGGGGTTGATATCTGGACGCACATTACTAATATTAGATAGTTTACCCATATTAGGTGATAGGTTAAACCCAAACCTATCTCCCCCAAATGGTATTTGTTGCCCTGGCATTCCCATATTTGTGTTTGGATTTCCGACATACTGTCTTTTAATATATCTATGTTTTGGGTCTACGTAACCATACGTACCTACTGATCCAGGCACCATCTGAATATCCTTTGATGTCACCACTTTTTTTGGTTGTTTTGGTTTTTTTCCAAAACCAAAAAGCCTCATCCCTTCTCTAATTCTACCGTACACTAAGTACAACAAAACAAGCACTAAAACAAACAAAACGAATGATAACATCGGTTTTAAACTTCTGTCCTTCAAAATAGCGTTAAACACGTTCATTATATTATATTAATAGAAAATATTATAGTGATATAATAATTTAGAATTATTATTATATTATAAATATGAAATATTTACGTTTAAAAAAAGATATTGCAGATATTATGCGAAACCCTTTACACGATAATGGTATTTATTATGTTCATAATGAATCTAATTTTCTAAAGGGTCATATTTTAATGTGTGGGCCATCAGATACTCCATACGAGTACGGATTTTACTTTTTTGATGTACTTTTTCCGGATAATTATCCAGTATCGCCTCCCAAGTTAACGTTCAAAACGTATGATACCCGTAACAATACACGGTTCAATCCCAATCTTTATCGCACTGGTAAAGTATGTATATCAATATTAAACACATGGCGTGGTGAAGGGTGGACATCCTGTTTAACATTGAGAACTGTGCTATTGAGCGTCCAAACTGTTCTAAGTAATAACCCACTCATTAATGAACCAAATGTTACTATAAAACACCCATCACTAATACCATACAATTCAATTATAAACTATAAAAATTTGTACGTTGCCGTAGGTGATACAATCAGTTATTTAATCAATAATAAAGAAAATGAAACGTGTTTGCTATTTAAACCAATAGTAATAAATTTGTTTTTAGAAAAATACGATGAAATAATTGATAAAATAGAAAAAATAGAAAATACCGAAATTAATAATTCAGTTCAAATGGTAAATATGTATAATATGTCCTGCCAAATAAATTACAGTTTACTACTAGAATATATTAAAAAATTAAAAATTGAATTAGAAAATAATAAATAACATATATATAATGAATTTCTGCAGAAAGTGTAATAACATGTACTATGTTAAATTGTCAAGCGACGATGACACTTCATTGGTTTATAGTTGTAGAAAATGTGGTGATGAGAATAGCAATCTTGACGAGGACAGTATATGTGTGTCTAAGACATATTTAAAATCAGAAGAACAACATTTAGAAAGTTTTGTTAACAAATATACAAAATATGATCCTACTTTACCTAGGATTTATAATATGAAATGTCCAAATCAAGACTGTGAAACAAACTCAGAAGAAAGTGAAAAACAATGTGTGATTATTTCACTTAGGTATGATGATGCTAATATGAAATACTTATATATTTGCAATGAGTGTGACTATGTTTGGAATAATACAGATTCACACATATAATTAAATAAATTGAAATAAATATATAATATAATTATATATTTATACGATGCCTGAAGAAAAAAATTTACCAGATCCAGATGAAATTAACTTATCAGATATTGATGTAAATCCAGATGACTCAGACGTTGAATCTGTTACTCTATCTGAACCACCCGATAGCGATGAAGAAGATGATGACGTTGATAGTGATGAAGATGATGAAGATGGTGAAGAAGATTATGATAATGATGTTGGATTGGGTGGTCAAACAGATGACGAAGATATTGATGAAGAAGATGGCGACGAAGAAGATGGTGACGAAGAAGATGGCGACGAAGAAGATGGCGACGAAGAAGATAGCGACGAAGAAGATAACATGCAGAAAATAGATAGATCTAATATAAATGATTATATTGCCCAAAATCATCCAGAAAAAGTAATGCACAATCAAGAGGAAATTGAAGCACTTTCAAAAGTATTTAGAAATAAAAACGGTGATATTGAAGATGAATTCCATAAAACTGTTCCTTTTATTACTCGTTTTGAAAAAACAAAAATACTTGGATTGCGTGCTCGTCAGCTTAATAGATCGCCAGAACAAGCATTGGTACAGGTAGATGCTGGCATTATTGATGGTTATAAGATTGCGCTTGAAGAATATAAACAAAAACTAATACCATTTATAGTTAAACGTCCATTGCCTAATGGGTGTTGTGAATATTGGAAGTTTGAAGATTTGATACAATTAGATTAACATATTAATAATATTTATAATATATAATGAAAACTAAAAAGCATTCAACACTTTTTTTGTTACCAAAAAAATATACTCGTAAATCTCACCATAAAAAGGTCAAAAAGCATAAAAAACAAAAAGGTGGATTTTTTTTAGAATCAGCAGCAATTATACTTGGAATGAAATATATCATCAATCGTAAAAATATCAATGAAGAGTGGAAAACCGGCGAAAGATTATCAAAACAAGATAAACAATCTGAACCGGATGTGGTAGAACCACCAGCACCAGCACCAGCACCAGCACCAGTGGCACCAGCAGCACCAGTGGCACCAGCAGCACCAGTGGCACCAGCACCAGTGGCACCAGTGGCACCAGCAGCACCAGCATCAGCACCAGCACCACCAGTGGCACCAGCACCACTAGTAACTGTAGACGATATAAAAATATGTTTTGAAAAGAATCCTGCAAATATTAAAGAGTCTATAGATTTGGTTATGGGGTTATTTTTTACAAAAGTAATAAAAATGGGTGTGGATGATTTTCGTAGAGACATTAAAGACCATTTAGATGCAAATCCAACGGATCCATTAGTAACACCATTCCGTACATTTGCTGACAATGTTCCAGATGATAAAATGGACAGTATACTAGATTCAATTACCAGTTCACCAACAACAGATAACATAACATATTATTCGCCAAACTCTCCCGTTTATGAGTGGGTAACTGACAACGATGCTAAAGATTATTTAATTACCGACATAACAAATAAAATAATAAATATATTTTTAGATAAAACTGGAATAGATGTAACATATTTATACTTTCAAATAAATTGTGATGACAAAGGTGGTAGTGATAAAAACTTTTTTATATGTAATCGTGAACTTAACCAAAATCATTTTGATGTCTTATATCGTTCGGACGCAGAAGAATTGCGATTTAAAATACCAGATAGCGGATATTGTCTATTCGCAGCATTGTCACTTATATACATAATTGAAACACTTAATATCACTGTTCCGGCAGAGTTAACTCAACATTTAGATGCAAACATGTATGGTGATATCTAATATGTTACAATACTTCTAGATCGTATCCATCAGTAGTTTTTACTTTTTTAAATTTTAACTCTTTTCGGTGAATGTCTGTATGGCAATCTTTACATATATTTATCAAATTGGCAACGTGGTCTTTGTGAAATTGTCCAATAAACCCAGTTTGTTTGTCTGCAGAACACTGGTATTGTAAATGATGAGTGTCTATGCCTTCATTCTTTCTACATATTTCACACAATCCTTTAATCTTTTTTGAATTATATTTGCTCTTCTTTTTTGAGAGAACTGTTTGATTCTCTCTTTTCATTTCCATTCGCAGTTTGTAAGCAAGTCCAATAAAGTCAGAAGGCATAGAAAGTGACTTACAAACTTCTAATCCGTATTCACTCAGACCTGGTCCATCACTCAATACACGACTGTACTCCAACCTATCCTTTTCTTCATTGTATATAACTTTCAAGTGTTTCATAACAACATTTTGGAGAGAAGTTATTGCTTTAATATTGCATATTTCGTGGAAGTGTGTAGCAAAAATGAAAGAAGTCATTCGCTCCTGCAGTTTGATAATTCCAGATGAGAATATACATATTGCAGATGTTGTTTCCGTTCCTGAACATAATTCATCCCCCAGAACAAGACTGTTTTTGTTGGACAACCTAAGAATTGTGTTTAGTTCGATCATTTCTACTGCGAACGAACTGAGTCCCTTGAATATATTATCATTTCCTAGAATACGTGTAAAAATAGATTGATATGGTTTGTACGTGAACGCTGAACAAGGAACAAACATTCCAGATTGTGCTAGGATAACACAAATACCCAACCCCTTTATTAAACTGGACTTACCAACAGCATTTGTGCCAAATAGTAAGATCCCATTCTGTCCCTTTCCCAACGAAACATCGTTTGGAACATATAATTCTTGTTGGTGTAACTGTTCGATTAACAAATGACGCATATTTTTCGCATCCACAAACGATGCACCATTTGCTTTTACATCTTTATTTTCATTTACTATAGTGGGACAACAATAGTTATATTTGTGTGACATAATCCCCTGTGTAATATAAATATCAATATCAATCGCATAATGGATCATGTTCATCATTTGTTCTCTATAATTTAGAAACTGTTCTACAAATATATTAAAGTTAAGTCCCACTTCGTCAATTATTTTTCTGCTATAAACTTCAATATTACGAGTAATATCTTTAATAATATTATTTTCAATACGAACTTTGCTGCTCGTGGATTGAATAAACTGTAATTTATCTACAGCAAGAGCGAACGAATCCCCCGATTTTAATTCTAAAATAATATTTTTATTGTTCCAAGACTGTTTAGATAGTACACTTTTAATTAATGTGCTTCTACGCTTAGTAAGTAATAATGAATATCCATTTTTGTCTGTTTTATTAATTTCCACTGCATTATTTTTACCGCGTTTTTCTTGAATAATGAGGGATTCTAAATATTCTCTGACCACGTACAACTTTTCTGTTTCTAGATCAAGTTTATCAACTAGATTATCAATAGATGGATGTACTCCTGTACGAAAAATATTGCAATCAATGTCACTTTCACATTTATCAAAATCTAGTGTATCATATATAAACGATGAAATAATATCACAACATTCTTTAATATTATATCTGTTTGAATATGTTGAAAAAAGTGGGTCATTACTTAAATTTCTGTAAATATCAATAATGATTTGGATGTTTTCATAGAGAGAAACCATGTCAACCGGTTTCACGTTTTTTAATATAATTTTTCTATAGAATTTCTCAATGTCAAAGAGAGAACGAAGCTGTTTTGCGATTGGATTGAATAATTCTGTTCTCTCTTTAACGTACTGTATAATTGAATATTTATCATTGAGACTTTTAGCATCACTAGTAGGGTTTAACACTTGCTGTTTTAACTGTCGTTTACCCATTGCAGTTGCGCAATGATATGTGAGAAAGTCTACAACAGAACTCAGTTTACCAATATAATTATTATCAACACTGATCATATTAAGTTGTTTGAGTGAGTGGTTCGCCAATATGATATTGTTACTGTAATCATATATAAGAGGTTCGGTTATATTTTTAATGAGATCTTTGTTCTGGATAAATATTGTATCCAATAAATAACAAAAACTTTGCTTGGCAACTTCGTATTCATTCAACAGTGTTCTCTCGCAAAAATCACTATAATCTGTAATTTTGTAAAACTTGTTTAATTGTTCGTGTTGGTATATTTGTTGTTCGCATCGCTTTACCAAATCGCACAAATATGATATTTTCCGCACAGGTGCATAAATATTTAAAAACTTAATAATGTCTTCAATATCACTATCTTGCAAATTTTTATAGATAAACAGAATCTCTTTGGGTTTGTATGTAGAATAAAACCGTTCTAGTTCATCGTAACTGGATGGAATATGTTTGAACGAAGAGAGCCTATATTCGTGAATATATGACCTTCCCGTATAAATGTCTATGGTAGAAATGCCACAAATAAGCGAATCCTGTGGAGAGATGGAGTTTGCGAATTTTTTTTCAATCCATACCGACATTATATTATTGGTAATAGACTTATCATCTGCTATGAAGGTTGTGCCAGGTGAAAATATCTTAAACAAACTGCGTGTGGTATTAGATGTTGCAGCATCTTGATTTATAACAGGGACTGTCCAACCATCGTTTGTCAATAGTGGTACATATTTGTCTAAACTATAATCTCGGAAACCAATCATAACTAAATTGTCGGATTTATTTATCTCTTGTTTTTTAGCAACCTTGAGATTGCATAATTTTGAAATTGCTGAGAGACTGCTGCCAGTAATTTCACCAGTAGATTTATCTTGTTTACCATATATTTCATAGAATGCACCCACTTGAATTAACAAAACTGTTTTCTCACCATATGTATCAATATAAGACTGAGTGTCGTTAAAATAACGTTTGTACAGTGCCATTCGCAATTATATTATTCTATTTTTATGTTTAGGTCTTTTTCTATATCATTATTTACATCACCACATAGAACAGCGTCTCTATACATTTCACACAGCAGTTCGTTTGGCAATTCACTACCTGTTTGCAATAATCCCCGTCTTCGCAAATATACTTTTTTATCACCTAGTGATGTTGTATTTATATCATCTACCGTTTCCAAATATTTAACCTTCATAGTTTTATTTTTTTTAAGAAAAGAAACCTCGTTTTTTTTCTTATCATACCCTAGTTTAAATTTTCGCTTGATTGTATATTTTCGCCTTGATTTTGGTAAACTCTGTTTATATTGTTCTAGTCGTTCGGCACGTGTTTCTGGAAAAAATGCTTGTGGGGTTCCACCTGATGAAATCATGGGCAATATGTCTGTGGTTGATGTGGTCTGTATCTGCACTGGTTTGTTATAATATTGTCTGTATGTTTTCTTTCGTCCATTTTTTAAAATGCCAAAGGGTGGATCAGATTTTATTGCGACATTTGCAACTTTTGATGTACGCCGCTTCATACGTATTGATGGATTGCGTCCTCCGTGTTGACTAATAGATTTCTTAGGTAAACTGTTGGGTTTTATAATTGTTTCTTTTATAACAAGTGCCTGATTTTCGGTTGAAATATTTTTCTGGGTTTGACTATGATTGTTTCGTGCTTGACTTTTTATTCTATTTAATTCTCTCTGTTTATCTTTTTTTTTTACTAAACCTTCTAAAAATTGTGTTGTTTCTTCAAACGTTGATAGATTCACTTTTGTATTACTATCATTGTTACTTATATGATCATTCTTCGTATTTGTTATAAGAGAATTACTTTCATTCACTCTATTTTTTAATTTATCTAATAGTTTACGTCTCACTTCGTTCGCATTCTTTTTCACATGCGAACTTATACTTCTTTTGCGTGGTTTTTTATCTTGCTTTTTTGTTGGACCATTTACATTAAAATGTGAAATATTAATTGTTTTTGACATACCAATAAATAATATTTTATTTTAGTAAATAGTATTTATTAATTTGTATTTTTGATGCTCGTATATTATAATTATAACATTTTACTTAACTGCAAAGCAACAAGAGCACCAAATACTTGTGCTCCTACGTAAGGTACCAACTCAGTCATTGTTATTTTTTTACCAACCGCCATTGCAATAGATACTGCAGGATTAAAATAACCACCAGATATAGCACCTCCTAAATATATTGCAATGGTAAGTGCTAAACCTATTGGTAATGCTTCACCAATAGAGAGAATAACAAATGTTAAAAACATAGTTCCTAAAAATTCTATAAGATATTTGTTCATTATAATATATATAAACAAAAAAATATGAAATATATATTTGTTTTACTATTAATATTTATTCAGTTATCATTCTTGGTGCGACATTCATTGTAATCAACTCTTGAAATAATAGTTTACAACTATATGGAATATCAACATTACTAAAATCAACACGGTTCTCACAATTATTACACATATAAATTGAATACTCTTTATTAAATGATGCAATTAGACCACATTTATTACAAATAGATACAGAATATTTATCTGACACATCATACATTCTTTCTTTTGTAAAACGAGAAGCACCGTGCGAAATCATACAATCTCGTTCCATTTCTCCAAATCGCAATCCACCGTCACGCGCCCTACCTTCGGCAGGCTGTCTTGTTAATATAACCATTGGTCCCGTGCTTCTACTATGTTGTTTATCATTGACCATATGTTTTAGTCTTTGGTAAAATACTGGACCAATAAATACTCGTGTTTCTATCTGCTCGCCTGTCATTCCATTCATTAGTGTTTCGTCACCATTTTTTTCATAATTTAATTTTAGTAACTCTTCCGTTATCGTGTTAATATCTACGTTATTGAAACTAGTACCATCACCAAACATACCCAATTCTAGCAAAACCTTTCCCAACAATGTTTCCTTTAACTGTGCTATAGTCATTCTACTAGGAATCGCGTGTGGGTTGATAATAATATCTGGACGTATGCCGCTTTCCGTAAAAGGCATGTCTTCCTCATCCAATATAATTCCAACCGTACCCTTCTGCCCATGACGAGAACTAAACTTATCTCCAATGATAGGTTTTCTATATGTCCTAATTTTTACTTTACATAAGTTATAACCATCACCGTTGGTGTCAACATAATTCGTATCAATATAGCATTCTTCTTTAGTCCTATAAACCTTGCTTTGATCATAAAATTTAATCGTCTTTGTATTATCATTCTTATTCTGTTTTATTGGACGATATTTACCAATGATAATATCTCTATTTTCTACTAGTGTATTTTCTGGAATAAATCCTTGTGCGTTTAATTTATCATAATTACCAAACTTAATTCCTTTTGTTTTTGATGCGATTGGAATTCCACGAATTTCCTCGTCACCAAACACCTTTTTATCTTCATCTTTTTCTGTTTTATATGTGGTAACACTAAATAATCCTCTATCAATCGCACCCTTATTCATAATAACTGAATCTTCCTGATTAAATCCCGTATAAGCCATAATTGCTACAATTACATTAGTGCCAGATGGAATATTATTTAACCCCAATATATTCATAATTCGTGTATCTACCAACGGTCTGGTTGGCGTTGTCAATACTAAACTTGATTTATCCATACGTTGCGCATAATTTGTTGTATATATACCTATTGCCTGTTTACCCATGGCACACTGATAACAGTTTCTAGGAGACTGATTATTTTCAGGAAAAGGAATACAAGATGCCAACAACCCAAACAATGTACTTGGGTGTATTTCACAGTGAGTATAATTATTATTTTTATTATCTAAATTCTTAGGAAACATCGCAATCATACAATAACTCTGTTCTTCTGCATCAACATACTCTATTATTGATTCTAGTATATTTTGATTGGTTAATAAGTCATCCCACACTAATTCTTTTCGCCTCAACTTTAAGATTACATCATCGGATAACAATAATTTATTATTTTTTACTTTTAAAAGTGGACGCATAATTCTACCAGCACCTGTCAATATCTTAATAATATTTTTTGAATAATCAAACATGATTGATGTATATATGTTGAAAATACCTTTGTACTTTAATTCTTTCAATTGATGAAAGAGTACCATTGAATCATCACTACAACCTACAAAATTTCCATTTACAAATACTTTAGTCATTACATCTAAGTTTCTGTCACCCAATCCATCTAGAAACAATATATGATCTTTTAAATAATCGTAAATAATATTTGGATTTGACGCAATTGTAATATGTGCTAAATATGTTAAATTTTTAACTATGCCAATAGATGCCCCTTCTGGTGTCTCAGCAGGACATATAAACCCGAATGATGTGTTATGTTGTTTTCTTGGTGGGATTAATTTACCAGTTTTATCTACAGGTGTGTTTACACGTCTAAGATGACTAATTGCGCTTAAATATGTCAATCTATTCAAAACTTGTGCAACACCTACCTTAGACGAATTTACACTTTTAATGCCAAAATCTCCTGTTGCCAATGCGCGTTTAATACCGTTTTCTACTGTATTACCCTTAACAATTTTATAAATATTTGTTACATTTATAATATTAGCATAATCATTATTTGATTTCCAAGAACCGTTATTAATTTCTCTAACAACTTGTTTTGTCATATCTTTTACAACCTTATTGAAATAATTACGAAATAAATTATTGAGTAGAATGCCAGGCGTGTCTATTCTTTTATTACAGTACGAATCACGATCGTCGCATTTTCGCCACCCAAAACTAGTTTCAATCAAACATTTAATTGCATATCCAAAATAATATATTTTGTCTGATACTGTAATACAATGCGGAAACAAGTCATTTTCTAAAATATTATTGACAAATTCTGTTTTCTTTTTATCACCTGTTTCTTTATCCATATTAAATGGTATAAACGTAATTGTGTTTTTTATATAATCTAGTGCTTCTTGTTGAGTTTGCACGTCGTTGCTAGCATCAATTGATGCTTTCAAAAAGAACAATATCTTTTTATATTTTTTATTATTTAAATTCAAAATAATCTTCTCACAAATTGATTTATCTGATATAACACCAAGCGCTCTAAATACAACCCAGATAGGTATTGGTGTTTTTGTCCTTGGTATTGATATATTAATCGGATTTCCAAATTGATTCGTCTTTGATAAAATAGATATCATTAGTTGCTTTGGTGAGATAATCTTGTCGTGAGGAACAGACTTAATTTCTGCTATCCAATCCCATTTAGAACCATTTTTACGATGATCAAAACAGTTAATGTTATTTTCACTCGCACGCTCTTGACTCAAAACTGTTTTTTCTCCACCATTTATTATAAAATATCCACCAGTATCTAGTCTGCATTCTTTCGTTACATCGGGTGAATAATGCTGTAATTGTTTTAACACACATATGTTGGACTTTAACATAATCGGTATTTTACCTATATGAACTTTATCCATTTTTTTATAAATATACTGAACGTTTGACATATCTTCACCCTTTCTTATAATTAATTTAATGTTTATATCAATAGTCATATTTGAAGAATAAGTAAAGTTACGCAATCTTGCATCATTCGGATGCATAATTTTTGTTGCACCATTGTTTTCATGAATTTGTGGTCTGTGTAAGTAAAATTCTCCAAACGTAATAACTATCTCTAGTCCATTCGTTTTTAATTCTTGATTGTAATATTGGTCAGATGAAATATGTATAGGATTAAACATATTTATTGTTTCTTTGATTTGATGTTCTATAAAGTAATTATATGACTCTATTTGATGTTTTACTAATTGTAATAAATGCCCCTTTTCATAATAAGACTGAATTATATCCCAATTCCACTCATTGTCGTCGTTATATTCATTGGTATCATATCTTTCAGAACATTTGTTTGACATCTGTTGTATAACTTATATTTTTTTCTCTATTTCAATTTAAATATTATTTACTAAAATATAGAATGGATTATAATAAATTTATTACAAATTTAGATAATAAAACACATATTAATAATCAAGACAGTTTTAATACAATTTTTCCAATGGTTCATAAAATACATAAAATAAATATTAATGATAGAATAGATACATTAGATGATGTTCTTAAACTAATAAATAAATATTCTATTATACCATACATTGAATATAACATTAATTTTAAATTATTACATACTATTAAAGAACCATTGGAAAAATTAGCATCAATGGTGGGTATGCTAGAAATAAAAAATAATATAATTGATCAAATATTATATTATTTGCAAGGATTACACAATGGTGACGACTACTTGCACACTATTATTTGCGGACCTCCTGGAACGGGTAAAACAGAAATATCTAAAATTATCGGTGAGATATTTATGAAAATCGGTATTCTTAAAAATAATACATTTATGAAAGTCACGCGTAGCGACTTGATCGCAGGATTTTTAGGACAAACAGCAATTAAGACAAAAAAAGTAATTGAAGAATGTCTGGGTGGTGTATTGTTTATCGACGAAGTATACTCACTTGGAAACAGTGACAAAACTGATAGTTTTTCTAAAGAATGTATTGACACCCTATGTGAAGCACTCAGCGATCATAAAAACGATATTATGGTTATTGTTGCAGGTTATGAAAAAGAAATAAAAGACTGTTTTTTCAGTTATAATGAAGGACTTGAATCGCGTTTTATATGGAAATACAAGATTGAAAAGTATTCAGAAAAAGAATTGTATGAAATTTTGCAAAAAAAAATACAACATATTAAATGGGAATTATCCGACGAAATTAATGAATCATGGTTCAGTGATAAAATAGAGACGTTTAAGTATTATGGTCGTGATATAGAATTGTTAGTTAGCAAAATTAAGATTGCGCACTCCAGGCGAATATTCGGAAAGGAATGTGTCATTAAACGAATGATTTCTTTAGATGATATGAATGCTGGATTTAAAAAGTTGGCATCACGAAATGATAATAAAAAAGATGATAAACATTTAACTATGTATACATAATTTATACATATTATTATATTTGTTATATTTATGAATAATGTGTTTACATTCATATTTATAAATTTTATTGTCAGTTTTGTAGCGGATATTATACTGAACGATCTGTCTACCCTAACCCAATATAAATCACTCGCAAGTTTGGCACCCTATTTTAAAGATAAATATATTGTTGAAGGTGGTGTTTATGCTGGGGTAACTATCGTGGTGGCGGTGGTGTGTTTAATGATGTTGTCAAGCGTTACCCTAGGATATTATATGCCGAAAACAGGTTTACAATTAGCACACTATTGTTGTTTGGCATATATTTTAGGATATGTTATTGATGTTATTATTGAAAAACTTTCTGTGTTCGGAACATCGTTGGACAAATTTTACGAAACAGTCGGTAGCGGTCATTCGGGTGCATTAGCATTTATATTTTCAATTATTATTAGTTATTTCTTGCAACAAAATTTGTTGCCGATGTTATAATAGCAACAATTCCAAAATTCATATTATCAGAAAATTATTTTTCTATTGCTATAATATAATGAACGTATTTAGCACTATTTTGAAAGACAGAAATTTAAAACCGATGTTATCGTTCGTTTTGTTTGTGTTGGTACTTGTTATGTTGTATTTAATTTACGATAGAACACTTAGAGAAGGAGCGAGAGGATCCCTACTAGCAGGGAGGTCATCAGGATCTAAACAGCAAACACAATCCCTACTACCAAGGAGGTCAGAATTAGCATACAGTCCAAGAGGTAAACAGTTGGAGCATAACCAGAAGGTAGGTCGTAGTCACACTGTGGGGCGGAATTTTGGATCAAAATTGGGTCCTACAAAAAGGAGAGCCATGAGGAAAAGGCCAGTTGGAGGAGGAGCGCCTGCTGGAGGAGGAGCGCCTGCTGATCTCCAACTTTTACCAGCATCACTTAGAACAGGGTATGCTGGTCCCCCTTTAATACCAGCATCACCAGTTGGAGGAGGGCCAATTAAAAGAACCGATTCTATGAGTAGTACTGGTAGTACTGGTAGTACTGGTAGTACTGGTAGTACTGGTAGTGTTTACAATGAGCTATTTGGTCCTAAATCAGGGGCAATTAGAAGAATATCATCTGATGGGGGTACCAGCAGTACCAGCGACGATGATTTTGAATTACCTCCCTCTGTCCCCCGGTCAGTATCTGATTACGAAAATCCATTTCCTGTAAATCCATTTCCTGTAAGATCTAGTTCTGGAGATTTGGCAATGTTTAGTAATCCTGCACGTATGCCTGTTAGTGGTAAACATTCAGACATGAGTATCTTCAGGCGTTTAGAAAGAAGAGACTCTGGTTCATCTCAAGAATCTGTATTAGGTGGTTTTGGTGGACCAGTAAGAAGGACTCATCAAACTGGTTATGGTTTTTAATTAATTTTTTGTTCAAATATAAAGTTTAATAACGGGTGATATTACTCAACCAAGTTAGTATCTCATTATAAAGAGATAATCATAAGTTGGTATAAAAATACTTATATTATCAGAATATTATTTTTCTATTGCTATAATATAATGAAGTTATTTAGGACAATAATGAAGGACAGAAATTTAAAACCGATGTTATCGTTCGTTTTGTTTGTGTTGGTACTTGTTTTGTTGTATTTAATTTACGATAGAACACTTAGAGAAGGGGGGAGGTGGTTAACTAGAAAGGCTCCCCGCAGCACGGCGCGCGCGGCAGATTTTGGACCAGATAGTGTTTATGCCCCCAACAATGTACACACAAGGCCACTGAGTGAAAATGAGCTTGCCATAAAAAGACATATCACGGAAATAATTGAGAGAAACCCCAAAGGATTAGGTTTGTGGAGTGGGAGGGAGCCACGCACCGTTACGCGTCCAAGCATTAGAGGTCGAACAACCGGCAAGTCGGTTCCCTATAATTTAGACACAATGGCCACAATGGCGGACCGTCCAGCATTTGAAGCTGCGGCGGCAGCGCGGGCGCAGGCGGCCGCGGCAGCGCCTGCGGGGGCGGCCGCGGCGGCAGGGGGGCCGACTATCAGAGGGAGAGTGGAGAGGAGGCGGGAAGCCAGCTTGACTGCCCAAGGCACGCCCCCTGATCAACCGATAACGGGGGCGATCTATGTAGGTGGCAGCAGCCGCACCTTTCCCACCGCGCAGGCGCTGCCGCGGCCGCCTGCGCCCGCGCTGCCGCGGCCGCCTGCGCCCGCGCTGCCGCCGCCGCCGCATATTACAGGCGGGAACCGCAACGTTGAACGCTTCCCAAACCCTTTGTACGGCGGTCCAGACAACCAAGCAGGCTTGCCGTCTACCGGTCCGAATTAGTTATTTCTTGCAAAATAATTTGTTGCATATTTATAATGAATGTACCTGTTGACAGTGATGTTAAGGACAATATGAACGAATCTATTTATTTAGACGAAGATGAAAACGATGAAGTTTCTCTCTTATCCTTATCCAAAAAGGTAGATAAATTACAAGAAGATATAGATAAAATATTAATTTTATTACACACAGATGTCAAAGGTAATTGTGAAAAAATGAGTGAACACATTGACTTTATAGATAATGTTTACAATAAAGTAAAATATCCAATGGATTATGTTGTTGATAAAATAAACAACACACGTAATATGTTACCGTCTGTTTGATTAAACAGAATCCATCAACTCCAATAATTTTAGTGTTTTCTCTAAATTTCCCTCATTCCAATCACCCGTATTTGACAACGATCCTTTACCCTTTTTAACTATTTCGTTTTTCTTTATTTGTTTAAACAGTTTGCCATTATTATTTACAATTGTATCAATTTTACTCTTATTATTTATAATTTTAATAGAATAGTCCATTTTTTCTATCAATATTGATCCAACCATATACAGAATATATATTCGCTTACGCTTAACCGAAGTTGAATATCGTATAGTAAACAATGATAATAATGCATTAAACAATTTATTTATAAGTTCTTTATTGTTATGAAAATTCATATTATTCATAGTATGTTTAAAACCATCCCATATTAACCATATAATATCTTTGTTATACTTATCTTCCACATCATAATCTCTAGGTATTGTCTCACACGATTCTTTGTTTTTTTTGCACCGTAACTCATATTGTAACATCCACTCTATCCAATAACATACCCATATAATGTCCTTCGTCTCTGTAAGATGATACATGAATTCATTAAGCGCCATAAATAAATCTTTGGGGTCACCGTCTTTAAAAATAGCATCAACATATTTTAAACTGTCTGCCTTTAATTTCCCCTTTAAATTTTCAATCTTATAATCTGTTTTTTCAACCTTTACTCGCTTTATTTCATATTTTTTATTAGAAAATGCGACAACACATATAACTTCGATAAATATTCTTCTTATCAATTCACTATTTCGCATTTTTAATTCATTGTCAATGTAACCTTTATTTATAATATCTTTAAATTTTGAATATCGTAAATCCAAATATAGACATAACTTAACGTTACCACTATGAATATATTTAGACATATATAAAATAATAATATCCCATAGAAGTAAAAAATGCGCTGAGCATATTAATTCACACACCCAATAACACAAATTTTCTATTCTGTTATTGGAAATACAATTAATTAATTCTTTTTTTACTTCAGACAATTTATAACCAGAAAATGTCATATTTTTAAATTCATCAATAGTTCTAACGTCATTAATATCATTCATATTTTATTATAATAAATATATATGAAAAAAAATGAAAATCAACCTATTGTTTTAGTAAGAATACTATTAATATTAATATTAGCATATTTAGCATTTTATATGTTTAGGATCGCCAAAGAAAAGAAATATATTGAAGGTTTGGATCAGAAAAAAAAATTTACGTTAAAAACAAATGATAATATTTTTGATACATTTTACTGTGACGTTTACGATAAATTAATGTATGATAAAAATAAGATTGATTACGAAATAGAAGAGATCACGCGTGTTACCAAAATAAAAAAAAAATCAACAATATTAGATATTGGGTCAGGAAACGGTCATCATGTAGGTTCGTTATGTGCAAATAATATGAATGCTGTTGGAATTGATAAATCCGAAGCAATGGTGTTAAGTTCAAAAAAGAAATATCCTAAATGTTATTTTAAAACAGGCGATATAATGACGACATTTAAAGATAATAAAGAATTATACTCACACATATTATGTATGTATTTTACAATATATTACATAAAGGATAAAACAGCATTCTTTAAAAAATGTTATAATTTATTAAAACCAGGTGGATATTTAATATTACATTTAGTAAACCGTGATACATTTGATCCAATGGTTTCATTGTCAAATCCATTAGTTATTGTTAGTCCTCAAAGTGTAGCAAAAAAACGTATTACTAAATCAGCTGTTATATTTGAAGGGTTTCAGTATAAAGCACAATTTAAAACACTTAATAAAAAAAATATTGGATTATTTGAAGAAAAAATGATAGACAAAAATAACAAAGTAAGAAAAAACATTCATACGTTATTTATGGAAAAGCAAAATAATATTATACAAAATGCTCTAAAAGAAGGATTTTTATTAAATGGAAAAATAGATATGATGCCAGTTCAATATGAAAACCAATATTTATACATATTACAATGTTCTAAATAATAATATTATCTAGTTAATATATATAATGAGCAATTCTATACCACAATACACACAAGTAAGAGATTGCAATTTACCACCGTGGGATCTATACAAAACAAATAAATTTGCAGATAAAAGTACTGGTTCCAGATTGTCTAGCATAAAGGCATGTGTCAATGGTAATTCTACGGCAAACTCAACATTTAAGGGTTCTGGCATGGGTGGTAGTGCAGCAGGGTTTGGTCAAGTTCAAAGTTCTGGTGGAAGAACAAGTCGTTTATCAAGTGTAGTAGTACGTCATTCTAAAAACGAAAGATTAAAGTTTGAAAATGAAAAAAATAAAAAGAAAAAGAAAAAGAAAAAGAAAAAGAAAAACTAAATTAACAAATATATTTTCTTACAATTATATATAATGGGATGTAATGGATGTAATAACTTTAATGGAAATAAGACCAATGGTATGTTTCAAGCTAGTTTAGGTTCATGGAGAAGCAACGATAGACGTCTTAGTAACACAATGTCTTGCATTAATAACAAAAAAAAATTTACTTATTCTGATAAAACTATAACCAATGATGGGAGGGGCGCTTTTATTAATAGAAAATTTACTAAAATGGATATTAATAGTTTTAATCCAACAACAATGTATGATGCAAAACAAAAGTATAAATACAAAAAGGAATTAAATAATACAAATAAATGTAAATAAGTTACTCTATAAATACTTTAGAGATTTTAGTTAAATTTTGTATATATTTCATAGCTTTTTCTTTGTTTGCATTATCTAATAATCTGATTGGATCACGTAAACGTTTTATAACATCTTCCGCCTCAGACTTCGTATAGGCATTTTCTATATCTGAACTATAATCCTTTTCCATAAAAAAAGATATATCACCATTTTCTATTTGTTCATGATATTGATATGAATATCTATACCAAATTTTTAAAATACTAGTAATGTTCATATTTATAATTGTTTGACACGATTTTTTACCAATAGATATATCTTTTTCATTTGGGAATATTAAAATTAAATCATCAAAAAATTCTAAAAGATGATTGTTGAATGCTTTAGCATATATTATTTTTGGGTTATCCATTATATTTTTTAAATATTATCTATTTAAATTAATTTCTCCTTCTCTTTGCTTCATTAATTTTTCCATTGAAACATCCGTTTTTACGGCTTCATCTTCTGGTGGAGTTTCAATTCGCTGATTATGATCAAGTGATACATAATCGTGCATCATTCTTAGTCCACCTGATCCTTTTGCAGATAATTCATCGGTTGACATATCTAAATATGAATATTTATCTGACGCACCAGACATTTCAGTAAATGAGAACGCTGATGGGTCTTCTAACATTGCTTGTTTATTTGGTGTCTTAAAATGTGTAAGAATGCTATCACCTATAATAACACTGTTTCCATGATTTAACAATACTAAAGATGGGACAGAATTTATGTTTTTCGGAATTGGTATTAATCTACCGTTATCTAACGCAGCATAAACATTACCATCATCCATCTGTTGTCTTTTATCTATACATATATAACTAATTTCATCTACCGCCACCTTTTGTTTTGCTAATATTATTAATAGTTGTTTACAGTGTTCACAAAAATTACTATAGTACAATATATACTTCATAATTTTATTATTATTATGTATTTAATTTAAAATTGATTAAATAATTATTATTTAATAAATATATAAATGACTATCACAAACATCATAAACAACGGACCAATATTTACATTCACCATTAATTCACCAATTTGTATAGTTAATGCAATTAGACGTATCATTATTTCCAGTATACCAACATTTGTATTTGAAACAACGCCAGAAGAAAAAAATAAGTTGAAGATTGAAATTAATACATCAAGATTTAATAATGAAATTATAAAACAGCGCGTTAGTTGTATTCCGATTCATATATCTGATCTTTCAACGCCAGTTGACACATTTGAAATTCATATTGATAAACAGAATGATACAGAGAATCTAATTAATGTTACGACCAATGACATTAAATTGTTTGACTTAAATGCAAATACATATATTTCGGATGATGTTGCTAATAAAATGTTCCCTCCGAATAAAATGACAGGTGATTACATAATTATTTGTCGCCTCAGACCACGCATTAACGATGAAATTCCTGGAGAACATTTTAAATGTAAAGCAAAAATGTCTATTTCAACTGCGTCTGTGTTAGGATGTTATAATGTGGCGCATACTTGTACGTTTGTTTACGAAAAAGATATAGTTAACCAGAATGCTGTCTGGGATAGTATAAAAAATACTATCGTAGAAAAAGATGATACACCCGAAACAGAAGCGCTTAAAAAGAAAAACTGGATGCTTGGTGATGGTACTAAAATTGTCAAACCGAATATTTATAATTTCAAACTTGAAACAGTTGGAGTATTTAGTAATTTAGAAATAATTAGAAAAGCAATAGATTTACTAATTAGTATGTTTAGAAAGTATATGGAACGAAACGACTATATCATTACACGTCCGGAAAATATTATTAAAAATGGTTATGATATACAAATAGAAGATGACTATACCGCCGGATATATTTTACAATACATTCTTTATCAAAACTTTTATGAAAAGGAAAAAATCTTATCATTTGTAGGTTTTAAAAAGTTCCATCCACACGATTCTTATTCTATAATACGTTTAGCATTTAATAGCGATGATTCAAATGAAGAAACAGCAAGATCTTTGATTAAACGCTCATCTGAATTAATTATTAAATATTTACAAGATCTAGATTCTAAGTTTATTTAGAAACTTGTAAAATATTCTAATATCGCTGATAAAAATAAACATTTCGTATGATGAAAGACTGTTCGTGTGCGCTATTACATATTTTTTTGTTATATATTTTCTGCGTGGCATTAATTCGTTCATATATTTTTTATGCAATGCTAACAATATATTTTTTTTATTTTCGCTATAATTATTTATACTATCTGTTTTTCTTATATATATGTTTCTGTAACTAATATATATATTATATGTAGTATTATAATACATTTTTTTAATCATTGAATACGTTTCTTTTCCATGTTTTAATATGTAATGGGTAATCGTTTTATTTTTATACATATAACAAAATTCAAAAATTAAAGATATTGTATTGTTACTATGAATATATTTATAATATTCAAATGCAGAATTTCTAATTTTAGTTCGTTTATTATCATTAACTAAAACCAATCCTTTAAAAGTATAATCACTATCTATAAAGCAATATTTTTGTATGGCTTCATCTAATGTTAATGATATTTGTTTAGGAATTAATATATTTTCTAATGCGATTGATGAACTGTTTGAATTTACAGAACAAAGTTTTTTTGGATCAAATATATCAATAATATAAATTTTTGCCTCCTTGTTATTTATTATAGGAAACGACGGATGTTGAAAAACGAACGAATAATTATATTGTTTATTTAAATTATTCCAGTTATTTTCATTAAAATGTTTATTAAATAATTCTCTAGTGTCAGTATTATCTACTAAATCATAACTAGCAATATGCCATTTTTCATCATCCCAAAAACAATTTATCATAATGCCTTCAATAAATTCTTCAATATAATAAGTAGGATTATGTTTTATAAAATAATTCAATTCATATGATTTTCTGGGAGATATGCACACACATTCTTGATTCTTAAATACAATACTTCTGAATATACCAAGGTTATCTATATTTTCATTATTAACTAAATATTTATTGTAATTATATAATTTATATTTGTTAAATGTCTTACATAAAATACGATCTTTATTGATGTTTAATATATTATTTAAATGCATACATATGATTTATTTATACATTTAAATATTCTATAAATTATAATATACAATTATATTAATGTCAACACATTTAGAATTAGGAGATATCATTAAAATAAATTCTCCAACAGACAGAACATTAAACGATCAAGTGCTTTTAATAGAATATATAAATGAAGGTAATTTAAGATTAGTAAACGAAAGTGTAGAATTGAATTTAGTTATTAATGGTGGAGTATTAACAAATAAATCAATAGAGTCAATTGAATTACTAAATAGAAGTGAAGATAAAGGATATGTTCTTCAAAAAGGATTAAAACCAGGTATGTGGGTAAATATACAGTTTACTGAAGATGTTCCAATAATACTGACGGCAAAGATTGTTAATACGGACGAGGATATGATTGAGGTTGTTACGTGGCCTGATAAAAACACGCTGTATTTTGATTTTGAATACAAAGGACCTTTACAAAACGTTATAATTACTGTACGAGATGCTCCAGACGATTATTCTGAAATTACAAAACCTTTAGATAAAAAAGAGGAAGAACCAATTGAGACAAAAATAACATTGGGTTTAGAAGAAACACCGGTAGAAGAAACACCTGTAGAAGAAACACCGGTTAATGAGACATTAGAAGATGATGATATTATTGAGAGTGATATCCAACAGCAACCGACTGATTTATTTGTAAAGGAAAAAATTAAAGAAGTTATTTTTGATGCCGACGCGATTACATTCGGTGAAGAATTAGATTCTATAACACAATTAGTAGATGTTGCCGAGGACGAAATGCGTTATGGAATTGAAACACAAACAAATGATATGATGGATGACTTTCTTTCTGGCATTCCAACAAGTGAAAGAACATATAAAAGAATTAATGAAATTCACAAAATGATTGATAGATACGTTCAACTTCGTAAAGAATTTTCTATGTTTGACAACCAAAACAATCCAACGCTCGTTAAGTACAAAGGTATTGATAATAAACCTCTTTTAAAATACTTAAATTCGTTCATGTTTGATATTAAATGGATATCACCTGTTGTAAAAAATGTAAAAAAAATATACGATGTAAACGAAGATGATGTGGAAGATATTAAAAACTATGTTTTAAAAAAATCTATTCTTGATGAGATAAATCAAACTGAAAATACTGTTGGCGTAGATAAAATTAACAACGTTTATACATCGTTATATAATAATATTGATGACTATTATACACCATTCTTACAACATGATATACCGTCTGCAATATCATCAATAGATGTAAATGGTATTATAAATACAGTTATAAACAATTATGATTCATTGGAGTCGTCAGTAGTTAATACCACAGACGATTCAGATGATACAGGCATTGTTAATCAAACATTTATGAATAATGTTAACTATGTTAAAGGTTTGCAAAAGTTAGTTATAATTGATAAACAGGGGAGTAATATTATAACAAAAGTTGATCAAATGACACCATCAAATACATTGGATATAATCGGGTTTTTAATCAAACCATTTGATCAATATCAATACAGTAATTTATATTTACCTATGACTTCATTATTAGAAAGAGTTAATGTTCACAGTAATAAATCAAATTTTATAGTCAATAGAGACACCGATGTTGATGATTATACTGCAACTATAGATACACTAAGTACACCGCTTGCATATAATGATTTTGGCATAAATCAAAAACTTATAATGTTGGATACTAATTTATATGGTCAAGAGGATATATATGAACGATTTTTAAAACATATTATTCCTAGGATTAAAGATTCGTTCATGTTAATTAAAGATAAATTAAAGAATGTATATTCATTTAAATCATTGGTAAAACAACTTGAACCGTTCCTTATTTATCATAAAGATTTTACATTCAAACAGTATCAAGAAATGTATAATTATGTTATTCAAGAAATACTTAATTACAAAAAAAAATTTTCGCAAAATAAATTACAGTTTAATAAATATTCTGGGTTAAAAAATTATATATTTGAGAGATATCGTTTACCATTTAATCTAGATGACTATCCAGAAATTATGAAATTTTATAACATAATGGAAACAGATTCAATTACAACTATTTTAAGTAAATCATTAATTGATGGAATGAATTGTTTAACATCTATAATAACGAATAATGCTAGAAATTTATATACCAACGTCAACATTGATCAACGTATTACAGAAAAAATGGAAGAAAGTCAACAAAAAATGGGTGCAGAAGAAAGTAAAGAACAACAGTTGTGTGATAAATATATTATTTCAAATAAATACAACACGGACGAGCAATTATACACAGACAATAATAAAGAAATTTTATTTCATAAAGAGTACGATAACACAAGATATGAAATAGTTAAAGAATTTCCAAAAGGAGATATGAATACAGTTGAATACATTATTTTTCTTGCTGACAAATTAAAAAACAATGTTGGGTTGAATGATAATAATGCTAAACGTGACGCGGAAGCAATGGTTCTTGGTAAACGAATTGTGCGCGACGGTGATATTGCTGTTCTTAGTTTACCAGATAAAACAACTTACTATCGGAGAGAAAACAATATTTGGACGTATGACGAGGATCTAACATCAAAAATTACATCGGATACCAATGCTGACGTTTGTAACATGCAAGATAGTTGTATATATATTAAAAAACAATGCATAGATGCTGTATCACAAAAAGAGCAGGATGAAGAACTTTTACGTATTATTGTTGAGGGTGTTAAAGAAGAAATAGACATTGATACATCCGATATAGAAAATCAGATTAAGATAAAATTCCAAAAAGACTTAGATAATTTATCACTTCTTCATAACATTCAACAGAGTCAACTATCAAATAATATAAAAAAAAACATTTCAGACACACTTATTGAAGACGTCGCATTGGAATCACCATATTCAAAAATATTGTATGCAATTCTTGCTCAGAGTGATTTCTCTCTTAGATTACATAATATTTATAAATTCTATAAAACATATACAGTTTATAATCAATCAAACCCATATATGTATTTATGTAAAGATACACATATTCCGATTTTACCATCATTTCTTGTTAAATTAGCAGAAGCATTCACAGACGGAAAATATAATCAAGTTATTGACCAAATATGTAAAGAACAGGGTGAATTAAGCGATGATGGTGATAAATGGGTAGATAAACACAGCGGATTTACTATTAAAATGACAGAATTACACGCCGACGAAGGATTTGACTCAAGTGGTTATAAAAATGTTTCACGTGAAATTATGGAGAAAGAAAGTACTTTAAATATTGAAGTTGAACAAACACAATACGATAATCCAACCGCACAAATTATACATAATATTGTGTTATCTATGTCTGAATTTTTAGGCATTAACATATCTGCGTCACACGATTTTATAATTAAACATACCCTTATTGGCGTTGACGATTATGTTCCGTCTCATGAACAATATAAAAAACGAATTGAAAAATCCAAAAAAGATGGAAAAAAATTACCACCGTATGATTTTACTTATCAAAATATGCTCTTGCTAATTACATTGGGTATGCTAATAATCACAATACAAACACAGATACCATCAATTAAAGTAAAAAAAACATTCCCTGGTTGCGTTCGTTCGTTTAGTGGCTTTCCATTGGCTAATACTGAAACCGAATTAACGGGTGTAACATACATTGCTTGTGTTGCAAATAAAATTAAATCAAATACAAAACCTTGGAATACCATTCTCAAAACAGGAGAGAAAGCATTAACAAAAAAAATTGTAACTATTTGTAAAAAAATTATTAAAAAACCGGACATTAAACATATTATTCAAGAAAAACAACTATACAATAAAACAGTTAAACTAGATACCCTAAAAGAAGATATATATAATCTTGAAAATTGGATACAATTTTTACCACCATTAATACCTATTAATGTGGCACCTGTTAAAAAAATAAACGCATCTTACTATGGCGAAATTGAAAAATATAATCTAACCGACACAGATAAAATAAATTTTATATTCTATAAAAACTATTACTTATCTCTATCAATACAAAAAACGATTCAACTCATAATAAATAAAGAAGATTTGTTATTGAGAACAAACAGCGATATAAACTATCTTGAAAACGCGTGTTGTCATAGTAAAAAATATAATGCGCTTATGTACTTTGCATCAAAAGAAGCATCAATCGTGGAACACATAGAACAAAGCACTAAATATACAGGAATGTATAAAAAATATATGTTATATAATAAACCGTATGTATTAGTTAATAATGAAAACACTAAAATTATTTATCCAGAATTACTTGACACATTTTCAGAAACATCTATATATTATGCATTTATACATTACTGTAAGTTTAACACTGACACGCAATTGAGTAATGATCTATTGGCAATATGTAAAAAAAATAATGCAGAATTTAATAAATATGATACAATTGAACAAAAAATAAATATAATGAAAAGTGATGGACTAAACTATACAGAATCAGATTTATATAATCTGTTATTAGTTATAAACAAACGAAATATAGTTTCAGTAGATATTAATGTAGAGATACCAAGTTATAAAGAAAAATTTGAAGATTTATTAGACTATTTTGAAAATAGTCCATATGTTGATAATGAATTAATTAGTAAACTTTTAGGTATATACACAGTTTATGGTAGTTATAAACAAAATAAATCTATAGTTGATGGTATATATAATTATCTTAGTATCAAAAATAATGAAATAGAAAATGAATTATATTTATTCTTGGAATTAAACGGTAAGAGTAAAAAAGATATAGGTACTGTTAGAAAATTGTTTGAGTCTATGGGAAAAACAGATGAATTTTCTACAAATTTTGAACATTTTATACAATTAGATGACTCTAACTATGTTAAAGGTGAAGACTATACTGTATTAAAATATGTTTCATTTATAAAAAATATTATTAAACACTTTTTAAAAGATATTATAAACATTATAGCAAATAAAAAGGACTATACTAACTGCTATGTCCCAAAATATTGGGGACTAACCTTAAAACATATTACAGACATTCAAACATTTATTGAAAAAAGTTACTCTGGTCTTGCTCAATTTTATGACAATGACGAGTTAATTGAGCATTTAAAAGAGTTTGAAAATATGATAGAACCTATTATTTTATTACTGGATAATACACCATTTGATTTTTCAGAAAGTTTGGATGAATCAAAACTTAGTATTTTTAATTTTGATTTAGTACAATATTTGCACAAATACTATTTACTATCAGTATTTAAAAAATTAATACCATTAAATGTGAATGAATTAAATGTTGTAAGTTTGACAGAAACAGATGATATGAATATTCAAGGATTAGTAGATGAGGAAAATGTGGATGACGATGATGATGAACAAATTGATATGTTATCATCAAGACCAGAAACTCTTAGAACGTCTATATGTGACCTTATTATAACAATTAGCGCTATATTACAATCATCGTATAACGACATTAATATGAATAAAAAAACTATAATGGAAAAGGTTTTATATTCTAAAGAAAAGGAAAAAGAAGATATAACAACGTATTTAGAAAAAATGTCTATTGAAGAAAGACAAGTAGAAAATATTTTTAAAATAAATAAATTAGGGCGTTGGAATAAAGGTTTAACAAAAGGATTAGTTGAATATGTTGGAGACGTTTATGATATTGAGAGAGAAGGTATTAAAAACTATTCCGAAAATGCCAGCGTATATTTAGATGACCAGAGCGTTGAAGATATTGATATAATAGACCAAACAATTAGTGCACAAGAGATTGAAAAAGATACAAATGATTTATCGGGATTCGCTGGTGAAAATCCTGAAGAAGATTATAATGATGATGGGGATGAGTTTTATTAAAACGTTAGATAATATGTAAATAGACCACCAACTAGCATTAAACAAATTACCTTTACTGCCGTTGGTGATAAGTTATGTTCGATGTCATCAAATGTATATGTCATTATTATAAAATACTATTTACCTTTAATTAATTTATAAAATATCTATAAATAAATTATAAATTATATATATAATATGCTCGCAACATATATTAAAAATAATATTATTTATATATCATTTATAGTACTTACGATATGTGTGTATGTAATATATGAGACTAAACCAAACTTTATATATAATAGGGATGGTACATATAAAAAGTTTGGTTTAGGATATAATTCAAAAACTATTATACCTATATGGTATTCTGTTATCATATTAGCAATCGTTATATATACTGGGTTACGTTTTGCTATATTGCTTCCTAAAATATTAAAATATAATTAGTATTTTATTGTAGTTTAACAAGGTTCTAATACCAACACCATTTCACTAACGTGTGTCAAATATAATGCTGTTAAAATAACCCATATTATTAATCCGTTGTTTTGTTTTATATTATTTACATTTGGTGTTACCGATCCGTCTGATATTCTCATTTTATTGGCGAGAACACCGTACGTTTCGCTAAAAATATTTATAAATTCAGGACGAGGGTATATTTTTAATACAATATACATTAAAGGTAAAATTGAAAAATATGGAATTAATGTCATTAAACTTGCTTTAAAAACATTTCCTTTATGTTTTTGTTTTTCACCATCTTTACATGTTTGGTTTTTATAGTTAGCGCTTGCAAATATAAATAGTATTGTTGTAAAAATATATATTGATATAACAACATTATTACTATAGTTTCCTAAAATAACTGTTAATAATGACACAATTATAGGTAAAAATATTGAAAATTTTAAAAATCCACTAACAATATAACCAACCGTAATTACAAACAATAATAAACAAGTCAAACTATAATTATAACATATTTGTTTTAAACTATTAATAGCTTCAAACATTGTGATTATAATATACTAATATAATATTTTAGTATATTATTAATGAAAACACCCAAATTAATAGAACCAGGTGTTTCCTATTTTTTTAATAAAACACTTATGTCGTGTAACGAAACAAGAAAAAACTATAATAATCTTGTAATTAATATTGTATTATTTTTTTTATTTATTTTTTTTCTATTTATAGTTTTAAATTATAGAAAAAATAATAAAATTACAAATGAAGAAAAAATAATTAAAGAACGTAAAAAAAAGGAATATATTATTAATAAACTAAATATTTTCAATCATGATAAGCAAAAAGAACGTCAAGAATTTATTACTAATTTTCCACCAAGAAAATAATGATATGGTAATATAATGGAAAAGTATTATAATTTTAAACAAAAATATGAAAAAAAAAAATCATCGGCGATAACTAAAATTTATAGTAAATCAAAAAAAACATTAGAAAAAAAACGTATTGATGCAAAAAAATATATCCCACCTTGTATTAATTGTAAAAGAAAGGTGGGATCAATATTTTTAAACGATAATAAAATATATACTATTAAATGTGGTGACACAGATGAACCTTGTGACTTAGATTATAGTGCAACTAGAGATTTAACTGTAAATTTAGAAGATATTGTTAATTCCAGAGAAAAGTATATTGACACCATTAGAGAGTCTATAATAAGAACTAAATTAGACTTTTTATTTAAATATACAGATGAAGAATCAACATTATCTAAATTTAATAAACAAAAAGTAGAACTTAATATTGAAAATCAGCATCTTCATGAACGTAAGGAAGAATTAAGTAAACGGTTAAATATTAATGGTAGAATACAAACTAGTTTGGTAGATAATAATGTTTTAAATGAAACATTTAAACAAATTAGAGAAAATTCTACTGAATTTAAAAAATCAGGAGATATTAATTTTCTCAGTGAAAATGCATTATTAACTAAAGATATATTAATGCCGTTACTAAAACAAATAAGGGAAACAAAATATGATGTTAGTAAAATAGAATCATACGAACGAAATAATCACACATTTTATAAAATGTATAACGTTAAGCATGATATTAAAAACTTAGAAGAAAAAATAATACAATCAACACCCAAATCTGCTAAAGATGATGCTAATGACGACGATTAATATAATTATATAATATATGGGTTATATTAATATGTCTGCTTTTATAATAAGTTTTTCAATAGGAATACTATATGCGTATTTACATATACCTAGTAAAAAAATAATATACGTATATCCTACTGTTGATAATGCTAAAAAAATGCAATATCAAGATAAGACAGATACGTGCTTCAATATTAAACCTAAGAAAACAAATTGTATGGACGCGAAAAAAAATGAATTGTTTAAAAATTTTAAAATGCAAGCATAATATATGAATTGGAATCGCTTATTTAAAACGGAATTGGGCAAAACATTTATATCTATTTTGTTAGGATTAGGTTTAGCAACATTATTTAAAAAATCGTGTGATAACGATAATTGTAGAATATATAAGGCACCCAGTTTAGACAAACTTGAAAATGCGCCATACAAATTTAATGACGAATGTTATAATTATAATTTTAATGCAGGTAGTTGCAATAAAAATAAACGAATCGTTGATTTTCAATAAATATATTCTTTTTTTTTTATATGTCGACAAGTATAAATAATTTACCAAACGCCAATAATGATGATGTTGAAGTTATTGAAGATAACAACCAACAAGTAAAGAAACTAACTGGTATAAACCAAAGTCATGTACCAGCTCGTTCTGAATTACCCAAACAATCTATTAATGATGTGCTGCAAAATTTAGCAGATAATCAACCACAACAAAAACTTCCATCCAGAGATATTCCTACGAATACTGTTAATATTGTTAATGATGAACAAATTAAACCAACATATATACCACAGGAATCACGAGTGGATTATATACGGGATCATGATAATATAGACGTTATTAATGAAAAAGCAAAAAATACTAAAAATGAAGATTCTATTAATGGTTATGAACAATATTTATCTTATGGTGTTAGTGGCATTGTTTATATTTTATTACAACTTCCACAAGTAAAACGAATGTTTAGAAATTTTGTACCTGGTTTATTTGGAGTAGAAGGTATGCCTAATATGTCATATCATGTTTTATTAGCATTAATTCTATGTATTATTACTTTTATTATGGATAAATTTGTAGTTAGGGCGTATTTATGATTAATTTAAATAAATTACATATTAATACGAAACTGATTAAAGTTTCGTAGCATTTCTTTCTGTTGAAACTCTAACATTGCACCTTGTTCTTTTAATTCTTGTGGTGTCATTTGTTTTCGTTGTGTTGGTGATTGACCTAGGTGTAATGTTCCTTGTGGGTTTGACTGTCGCGGGAGGTAATCAGGGGGGGGCTGTCCCTGGCGCACCAGCGTGTAAAGGTCTATATTGAAATGTATCTCTTAGTAGACGGTTATTGTAATTGGTAAATATGTGTCTATATTGTTGTGCGTGTCGCGTACGTGGTGGATGTTCACGCCGATATTGTTGTGCGTGTCGCGTACGTGGTGGATGTTCACGCCGATATTGTTGTGCGTGTCGCGTACGTGGTGGATGTTCACGCCGATATTGATTCTCGGATAGGTAATAATTGTCACGTACTTGCTGAGTCATGTATATGCTTGGCATTCCTTCTCGTTTTTTTAATAGAAGTAATAATATAATAACTAAAACAGAAAATATAATATAAAAAACGTATTTTATAACATTAACGTTTAAGTAAGTGCTAAACATTTTTTTCATTATATTATTATTTTAAAATATTTTTATTTTTATGTGTTTTATTTTTATGTGTTTTATTTTTACGTCTTTTTGAATTTGATTTTCTAACACGCTTTGTTTTTTTTGGTCGTTTTTTTGTTTTCTTTTCATTCGGCAAGTATTTTAAAAAATACTTTTCGTATTCTCTGGTTCCCCTCTTGTTTTTTAATTCTTTAAACTTTTGCGTCTTATGTCCACGTATATCGTCCAATGTTTCTTGTTTTCCGTAGCAGTCTATTGTAAAACGCTTCAACAATCCTTTTTGACTAAGTCTATTCGTTTTTTGTATATTAAACAAGTCTGTTGCCAAACACACTATGCGATCTGGGTTATAATATGGTCTTTTTGAATATAGAAATGCTAAATAAAAACTCAACATAGTATCAATAGTAGCGATTTTTATTGCCATATTTTTATAATGCACAACATTATAACTGTGGCATGCCAATGGTTTATATATCATAATAACAGTTTCACCATTTACTCTAATTTCATAATGTTCTGATATAACTTCACCTATGCTCGTGTTATGTTTTATTGTTACACCCATTAATCCTAAGTATTTTAATCTATCTTTAACAACATTCGCAATGCGCTGTGGTTCTATCGCCAATACATCAAAATCGGGTATTTTATTTATTTTTTTGTGTTGCTTACCCGATGTGTTTGTTAAAACTGAAACTGCCATAGAACCAAAAAATATTACGCCTTGATTTACTAATATATCTCTTAATTTTTTAAATAGTAAATCACTGTCTATTCTTTTATTTGACATTTTACGTTGTGTTATTTGTTTATCACACTTAAATCCTTCTAATGGGTAATATTTGTTAAGAAGAGTTAGACGTTTTAATACCTTTTCCCATCTGGACACATCTCCTTTTGGTCTGGATAATTCTAAATACATCGACATTCTCAAGTAATCAGGCGGTGTATAAAATATGCCATTTATCTCTATTGCTTCCTTTTTTATTGCGTCATATATTTCATCTACTAAATATGTGATATCTGCTATTGGCACAAAGTTAACAAATACTTTATATGTACCTGGGTGCATCCCAGATTTTGCTTCAACCTCTTCGTATCCTTCTTTTACATAAATGTCGGCAAGTTCTTTCGCATTATCTAACGCGTTCTTAGAAAAAAAATCATAATCTGGTAAATCTACATTTTTATTATAAAATTGGTCGTGTTCAGGTAATATATTATTTATAGCAGTTCCACCGTAGCATATAAGTTCCTTTTTTCGTAAAAAATCTTCAACTATGGATATCATACGCTGAACATCTGGGTTTTTTACCATTTTTGTTCCTTCTGATGTTTCTATTTTATCAACAGCATCTCTCAATATATTTAATTCACATTCGTGAAACGATTGTTTTTTATCGCATTTAACCATATATTATGTAAATATTTTTAAATTGAAATTTAATGATATTTAACTATAATATAGTATATGGCGCATTTGAAAAGACTACTTGAATTAGTACATTCCAAACTTTCTTCATATACACATATTACATCTGTTAATTTTGATAATCTACCCAACGAACATAGTGTTGCTTATCGTTTAGCAAAATCTACGCTTGAATCTAAACAATGCAACGAACCATATGAACAACTTCTCTCTGATGTGCTCGGTCTAAATAATATCCCAGCAAAACACGGTTGGGATGCTAATAATCTTGAAGTAAATCCGAACGCATTTTATGAATTCAAACCTTGTAAAAAATCCAAAAATCCATCAGGAACTATAAATGACGATACTGAAGACAAAATCAATAAATGTGCGGAATTTGCTAAAATGAATGAAACGTGGCTAGTGTTGGCAGGCATTAATACAGAAACATACACATTTGATTGTATCTATAAATTTAATATGACAATTTATGACTATGATAGAAGAAAGTACTTGAAAAATCTGGTTACTAAAAATAAATCTAGATTAGATGGCAAACAAACACGATCAACATATAACATTACTGTAAAAAAATCTATTAAATTGTCAGAAGATCAAGGCAAACCATACTATGTTTGGGTAAGAGAATAATTATGTTGACTTGGTAAATACGTACGTGATTTCCTTACTTTTTCGTGCTTTACCCTCACTGTCTTTCATACCCGGTCTTAGACAGTTGCCCACATAAAATTCTACATCCATTTGTTCCCATCCCTTTTTCTTATGTATTTCAACAACGTCGTCATACAAATCATATTTACCATCTGTCTTAAAATTCTTCACAGACCAGCAACTTTTACCACCCTCCACCAACTTGTCTATCACACCCTCAACAACCGGTGTTAGAAATTTTGCAACCCAATTCTTATATGAACCATAGTGGTGTGATTGTGTTGATTCGTCACTGTATACTTCCAAGTTATAGTATGGTGGTGACGTCAATGCCAAGTCGTATTTTCGCTCCAATGTAGGCACCACATTCTCAGCAACATCATTATACAGCGTAACTTGATCGTCTGTCAACTTCAATTCTGTTTTAATATTCACAAGACCATTGTATGTTTTGGAATATGGTTCAATCCCTGTATATGAAACACCGTCTACCGAGACACTACCCAACATTCTGCCACCCCAACCAACACAAGCATCTAATACATTCGTTGCATTAAAATATTCTACTATGCGTTTGGTTAGTAACGGTCTGTAAACCGTCACTTTTGATGCACCCGCAACAAACCCTACTTGTCTGACCAGTTCTGTAACATACGGCGTAGAGTGCGATCTACGATTTACTCTAACAACTTTCATCAATGTTTCCTTATTCCATAGTCCACTTATACATTTTCCTTTATGATTTTTAACATCGTGTATGTGAGGCATGTGTCGTTTTATGATTTTCATTCCCATAGTACTAGTTGAACTAATATTGTTCTTTTCTACTTTTACATTTTTTAGTTTTACCCATTCTTTATTTTTAGGATCAATTAAATAGTCGTTTTTGTAATCTTCCATTGTCATTTGAAACGTATGATTTTCAAGTGCTTCACAAAAATTAGGAAGAAAAATCTCAAACGCGTCATCTGTCATATCCTTAAGAGCAAGTCGTTTATTTAATATTGTTGTAATGTCACCATTAAAGGTTTCTGTGCTTTCATCCATTTACATTAATATTATAAATTTTTGGTAAATCAATTTTATAATATTTAATTAAAGACAGGCATAGCAGTTATTTCTTTGTCGTGTGTATGCGGTGTTAAACTTGTTGTTTCTATTGGTAATTCTACACCACTTGTGTTAGTAACTGGAATGTTTGTGCTATTTATTTTATTCTGTTTGTACTTGATATTCAATTTTTCAGGTACAATAATATTAATAGATTCGTTACTAAAATCATTTAAACCAAGTATGTCATCATTGTACATTAAATAATTATGATTTATTTCACTAAAATATATACCTGGTTGTTTTTTTACAAATATTAATTCACCATCATTTGTATTTTCATCTGGAAAAACCATTACATACGAATTGTCTTTATTGTCAATGAGAGCACCAGAATCAGTGTGAGACATCTGTTTAATTCCATTAAAATTATCATTATCAATGTGAATTATAGGCAAATAACTATTAAGTGTATGTTCTGGAATTTTAAAATCTAAATTAGATAATACTACAAGTTTTCCTTCTAAACTTTTTAATTCTGTTTCTACTAAATCGCTTGGTGTAACTATAGCATCTTCGTTTTTTTTAGTTGGTTTCATTTTAAAATCTGGTATAGAGTTCATTATTATGTTATATAATTCATTCTTAGAAGCGTCTGATATATTTGGGTTAACTATATTTAAATATATTATTAATGGATCATTACTGTTTTTACATATATTGCTATCTGTACTCATTTTAAATAACATTTTTAATCCTTCTGATAACAAAATATTTTTTCCATTGCTATAATAAGACGTTTCTTTATTCACCGGGCTGTTATCTTTTGTGGTACGAATAATATATAATTTACTATTATTTTCACTATTTGTGGTATCTGTTGTAACCGAAATACAATGTGTACGGATGCCTTGATTTATTATCCCTTGTATTATTTCTTTATATTCTAATGTTTCTTTATTACCATATTTACTGTTGTGGAATGTGTTAACAGAACCAATTATTTGTGTGTGTTTAACTATATAATTATATTTTCTTGATTTACACACTGAACCATCATATGTACACATTTCATCGGCGTTATCACAAGAATCTTTATTTAATGAACCACAATATTCGTCTATGCTGTCTGTCGTATTTAAAGTATTAACTTCTTTCGGTGTTGTCAACGATGTGTTATAGTTACTAAATTGCTCTAAGTTCTTATTTATTTCGGCTACTTTACTTATATCAACAGCATCTTTATTTGGTAATATATATGTTATGAATAATGTAATGCAAATTAATATAATTGCCATTGTTGAATAACGCAAGAATGTCAATATTTTTTCATTCATATATATTAAGATTTAAAATAATATATCTACATATTACATGGGAGGTGGATTATTAAATCTCATATCTAAAGGTAGTGAAGATATTATACTTACCGGAAATCCAGATATTTCATTTTTTAAAAATGTTTATAAAAAATATTCTAATTTTGGTTCACAATATTTTAGAATAGATTATACAGGGTTAAGAAGTTTAAGTTATAAAAATGAAACTGTCATTGAGTTTGATGTGCCTAGGCATGCTGATTTATTAGGAGATACATATTTTGTGGTTAATTTACCAGATATATATAGTCAACCCCCTATTTATAATAATAAATATTGTCCTAAATTTAAATGGATTCGGGATATTGGTTATAATATGATTAAAAAGGTTACAATTTCAATAGGTGGACAAAAAATAAACGAGTATTCTGGTGAATATTTTATTAATCTTCGTGACAGAGAGTATTATAGCGACAAAAGAGAGAAGTGTAACGAAATGACCGGAAATACACCAGAACTATATGATCCATCGTCTAAATATAACGGTATGTATCCGAACGCTTTTAAAAGTACAAGTTTTGAACCTTCTATACGTGGGCGAAAATTATATATTCCAATTGATTGTTGGTTCGGACATGTTAGTCACATGCATTTACCTCTTGTGGCACTACAGTATCATGAAGTAAAAATACGCATTGAACTTCGTTCCATAAATGAATTATATGTCGTTTCAAACGAATTGGTTGATGAATATACCGAAAATTTTTTGTTTAATGAATATCCAGCAATGCATAATGTTAACTTTTTGATTAAATCAAAAAATTTAAGTAGTGATAGTTTATGTAAACATATAAAAGATACACTAACTTACAACTTTAAACGATACAAGGATGAAATTCATACGGACATGTTTGACACATCTTTGTATCCAGACGCAGATCCATTAGTCGCAGCAGTTCAAGAGTATACTGATTCAATTATATCATTTATTCAAAACGGTGATACAAATGTTCCAAATACGATTCAACATACTGGCACTGGAAATACAGACACAGTCACAGATAACTTATTTTTTATTAGAGTTCATAGCATAAAACATACTAAATTATATAAAGTTTATATCTATATTGATATAAAACGTTTGGTTGATGTTGACAGTTTGGATACGTTTACTACTTATTTAAAAACTGACAAGTTTGATCAATCTGACGTAACGCCATTTTTATATAATGACAAATCTATTTATGCTATTCAAGATTATGAAATTATGAGAGAAACATCATCATTATATATTTCTTCGGATGTTCAAATAAATATAATACCTGACTACGTAAGTGCTGTAAACGATTTTAGTTCAATCAATGTTGGGTTCCCTGATAATATTGAGAGAAATTATAATTCAAATAATCGGGTTATGCACCAAGACAAGTATCTTGGAAAAAAGAAAAATATTAAATATGCAGCACCCGAATATGTATCCATCGCAAATACGTATGTTAATGAAGACAATACTGTTTATAGTATAAATGAACTTATAGGGCAACCTGAAATGGATATTAGTTACTTTACACTAGATGATAAAGCGGCACACTTAGAAAAATCATGGAATGCCGACATGCATCTTATATCAAAATATATTTTTTTAGATGATAATGAACGTGCTCATTTTGCTAAACACCCCCAATCATATCTTATTAAAACCGTTTACGAATATGAAAATAAATCGTTATTAGAACCCAATACCATAAAGATTGATACCAAAGACCTAGTTATTAATTATATGTGGAACTATAAACGGAACGATGTTTATTTAAGAAATGAATGGTCAAATTATACAAATTGGGAGTTTATTGATTTCCCAAATTCACCACTTTCTAATGAAATAAATGGTATAACGTATCCATATTTTATAACACCATATATAGGTGATACCGATAGTAGCAATAACAAAAAGAGTATTCTCAAAACATTATCTGTTATTATAGATGGTAAAGTAAGAGAAAATATTTTTGAACAAGGAGTATATAATAATATTGAAAAGTATTTGAAATGTGCTGGACAAGGTAAAAACGGACAATATTTTTATAGTTTTGCATTAAATAATAATCCTACAGATCTGCAACCATCTGGAGTTATGAATATGACTCGGTTTAAGGATATATCATTTGAATTTACACTTATAGAAACCCCAAATGATACTGATTTTGACCCATCAACTGTTACAAGGAATGTTATTCAAACACCAAAAGGTCGTTCGGCGCCTGTGTGTGTGTCAAGTGTTACAAAAAAAGACCACACAAAATTATATTCTTTTGATATGAAAACTTATCATGAACGATATAATGTATTATCATTCAAATCAGGTATGGCGGGACTTATGTTTGCGAGATAATTATCTATAATATTGATTCATATTTAAAAGACCTCTTAAATATGGTTCTTCGTTTTCTAATATCTTATTTTCTGAATTAGTTAGTGTGCTTACTTTGTTATATGGTGACGGACGACTTTCTATTTCTCCTAAATATTCTAATTCTTCAATGTTTTTAAATTTAGACCGATCTATGCCAGTACTCTCTTCTGTTAACAAATTATTTTCTTGTTCTTTTTTTAATATTAATGGTTGTGATCTGTTCTTGTTATATGTGAATTTTTTACTTTTAGAATGAAATGATTCTTGTTTTATTTGTTCTATCGTTTTATTTATCATAACGTTATCATTTTTATACATTAAAAATAATACCATTATTAAAAATGCTATAAATAAAGCATGTATCATATATACAATATATATTTTATTATAAATATATATGAGCGATAATACAAATAATTATACTAATAAAAATAACACAGATGAAACTGTTAATAATAAAAAACCATTATCATTAGCATATCGCATTTTAATACCTTCCATTGTAGTTATATATTTAATTTTAATTACTAGTTATTTTGATAATTACAACAAAGATTTTTCTTGGGGCATAGCAGATAAAATAAAGGATAAGACTAAAAAATCGCTATTTGGTAGAAATATAAAATGGGATTTTTTTAACCATGAATTATTCATTAAGTTAAATCCATTCACATATATGGCATCGCAAATTGAATATATAGAGGATTCGTTGATACTTAATTCAAATAATGAAAGTGTTTCTTCATTTTTCAAAAAAACTGGTCTATACCTTCTAAAACCGATTTTTATTTTATTACCTATCATTTTTAACACATACATATATCCGTTTACATCTGTTGCAGATAATGAACCAAAATTTTTGTGGAAATCATTTACAATTATGATACTTATATTTGTGTTTTCATTTATTATTCCTATTTACCCATCTTTATTATCATTATATTTTGTTGGATTTATTATTATATTTTATTTATTTTTACCAATAATTAATATCGTTAATGCTGTACCGGCGTTAATGGATGCTAAATATGTATTTTTAATTTTAGGTTATTATATTCTTAGTACAGTTATTACAAATCAGATAAAAATTGACCATCCGGAATTGTGGAAAAATGGTCTTGAAAGTAAATTTAATATTATCAATACACTCTTGGCGATAAGTATAATTATTATATTTTTTATTTTCTAATTATATCTTATGGATAAAATAAAAAATGAAAACAATAATTCAGATCCTGACAATAATTCAGATCCTGACAATAATTCAGATCCTGACAATAATTCAGATCCTGACAATAATTCAGATCCTGATGATAATTACGGTAAAACGTTCAACAAATTTTTATACAGTGGTTCTATTAGTTTTTTAATTACTTTAATTACGTTCGCATTAACCATAAATGTGTTGTCGGTAGGGATTTATCATAGTAACTCTAACAAATTAACATTTATTAATGATGTTGAAAATATTTTAACAACAACCAAATCAGCATTTTCAAACGATGAAATTAAAGAACATATTTTTACCGACACATATAAAAATCTTCTTGCTTGGCAAGATAAATCAAACGTTGTTGGTTCGTTTGTATACCGATTGGTTAATAGCGTTTTCCCACCGTTAACAGTTATTATTTATTTTATTGTTTTTTGCGTGATACAGTTATATACATTATTTAAAGGTGGTTGGGTTACACTTATTAATGCAATTAAAGTTGACATACCCACCATAATGCTAATTTTTACATTAATTGTTTTATTTTTTGTATCAATACCTCTAATGTATTTACTATTTAGTAAAATAATTAATTTATCTTCAGCAACGTCCATTACATTCACAATTTTATACTTTATTATTTTTTCATCAATACCGTATACAGGGTTATCATCGTTTTATACTTTTATTATGTTATTTTTTAACTCATACAATAAGACCAATAAATTATTCTTTAATATTTCACCGTTAATTTATTTGTTTTTAATTTATATTCTTATTACGTTTTGTGCAATATCATTAACACAAAACCCACCCAAGGGTGTTAAAATTACATCTGGTATTATTATTGGATTGCTTTTATTCGTACTTACATTAATCATTATAGCCAATTTAATAAAATCATTTAATCCACATTTATTTAAGAATGGAATATTAAAGTTCTTTAAACATTTTGTTACAATGCCTGAGTTTGAAATTTAATTTTCTATGTCAATGTCTAAAAATTTATAAAATCGTTTAGTTTCTAAATGTTTTAATTCATAATTTTCAAAATATTTATATATTTCTTCTTGTGATTTTTTATGCCTTACTGTGTTAAAAAATAAATATAAATCGTTTCTATCCATATTAATTTTTTGACATAACTCATTTATAAAATTTCTATTACTATACTCTGATGAATATTTTGTTAATACTTTTGTAAATCGTATATTATTCAATTTTATATTGTTGCTTTTTATATTTGATTTTATTAGTATATTATTGTTAATAATAAATTTTATTATAAATGATATTTCATTAAACTCCCACAATTGATATTGAAATATTTGACGATCTATATAATCACCAAAAATAATATTTGATAATAAAGATAAGTATATGTTTATATCTTTTTTAAATAACATGTCTATTACATTTTCGTGGAATAGTAAACTCACACTCGTCTTATCCGTTTCTTTTATTGTTTGTTTATAATTTTCTATTTTTATTTTTTGTTTTAATCCTAATTCGGTGACTTTATAAAATGAATTACTTTTACTATAATTTTCTAATTCTATTATTTTTCCAAATATTTTATAATTATCTATATGTAATTTTACTCTGTTTAAATTTCCATCAATATTTTTTACTAATAATGATAACTCGTTGTTGTTAAGTTTAGGAAAAATTTTTCTACATAGAATTGACATTTGTTTATCTGTTGGTTTTTTAATTTCTATCGGTAATAGATGTTTTTTAAGATCATTTATTTTTTTGTCTGTATAATGATTGTTTATACAAATAACAGGATTTATTAGATATTCTGAATTTACTAGTCGTTTTTTATTTTTTAATAACTTTACCAAACTATTTATTCCACCTTTGTCACCACAATTCATCATTTCTATGTCATCAAAGACGATAATTATTATTTTTTTAATTCTATAAAAATTATTAAATATTGTTTCCGTTGACATATTTTTATTGTTTATATTCTCTATTTTATTTTTATTTCGTTGGTCTAATGCATCTAAGTACATTATGCTATAATTTTTTTCTAAAAGTTTTTTTATAAAATATGTTTTCCCAATAGACGCATCTCCATATATATATAACCCTCGCTTGGTTTCATTAGTAAAGTTTTCTAGGTATTCATAAATCCTTGTTTTTATAGCGTTTCTTTCAAATATTGTATCTATATCTAAATCATCCATCCTAATATTTTTTTTTATATCTTTAGACTGTTTTTTTCTTTGCCTTTTTTATTATTTCCAATATATGCTGATTATTATATATTGTTGCTTTATATTTTAATAGTGCTTCATATGTTAAAAATGTTTGATTTCCGTATAGTATTGCGGTTGAGTGACGCCAAGACCTACGCATGTTATTATAGATTATATCAAAAATGTAATTATCATTTTTTATTATTAATGATATAATGTATTTATTAAAATCTGGTATTTGTTTTAATATTATCACATTATGATATTTTTCATAATAATATTTGGACACCCATACCTTAATATTATTATCTACATACGACCATACAATTTCTCTCATTTCTAATGGTAACCGAGCAACTATGTCCATTACTGTATATATAAATTAATCTTGTTCTTCTATATCATCTAAATTATTACATAAATCATTTCCTAAACCATCCCACCCAACATTGCATTGT